ATGGCAGCAGTAATGATGCAGGCACACGGCACAGAAACAATGATAGCAAAGGACGGCAATAAGTATAGCGCAGATTTCAGATACAAAAATGTTGATTATGAGCAGGACGAGTATAACGGTAGATGCTATTTTCTGGACGAATCGAGGAATTTTAACAGCCAAGTAGCCAGAGAGGGCGGCTTAGTGCGCAGGCGAATAAGCAGGGCTGCTTATGAAGAGGCAAAGGCAGCAGCTATTAAGGAAGTAGAGCAGGCGGCAGCACTGGCAGAGGCAGCAAAAGGGACGCAGGAAGAATGGGAAAAGGCGCTTGATTTGTTCGGGGAGTATCTGACGGGAGAGCAGGAAGAGCCGAAACGCCAGAAAGTGAGAGAGCCATACACGAGGGAAGAGTTAGAGGCTGTATATGATAAAAAGATAGCGGCAGAGGTTAGGCACTGGGGCGAGCATAGTTTCTGGGCGAACATGGCAAGGGAAGTGAAAGCAAAAAGGCTGGAAGAGTTTGACGCTGGCAAGGTAGTAGGCGTATACAGCGGCGAGTACCACGCAGACGGCATGGACTGGGCAGACAATTATTATAGTGACGGTACGACAGATAAGAGTTGTTACGGCTATTCAGATTGAAACGAAAGAGAGGCAAATACAATGGCACGTACAAAGGTAGTACCGACAGAGGGATTATTAAGCGATTTGGAGTATACCAGCGTAATAGTAAGCTACTCAAACGGGATAGACAGCACGGGGGCGCTGTACTGGGCGGTTAAGAATTTCCCTAAAGAAAAGATATATCTGCTTTATTGTGATACTGGCTGCGAGTACCCAGAAAACGTAGCGCTGTTTTACAAGGTGGCGGCGTTCATGGGAGTTAAGCCCGTCCTGTTATCGGATACCAGAGGCTTTTTAGGGTTGCTGCTGAATGAGCGGCTTAAGTTTCCAGACATGAAAAACCGCTGGTGTACGGCTTATCTGAAAACGACGGTAACTGACAAATGGATACGGCAGCATAGGCAGCAGCTAGGCGCAAAGTGCTTATTTGTGTCCGGGGAGCGCAGGGACGAAAGCACGGGGCGGGCAAAGCTGCCAGAGCTGGAATACCACAGCACGACGCTTAAGACAAAGCGGGTAGCAGATTTTACGTGCCATTGGTACAGACCTTGCCTAGATTACGAAAAAGGCAAAATGTTTGAGCAGGGCAGAGAGCTTAAGCTAGAGCCGCACCCGTGCTATGAATACGTCGGTAGGTGTAGCTGTATGTTCTGTATGTTCATGCCAGAGCGCCACGCCGTAGAGAACATGAAGAGATACCCAGAAATGGCGGCAGAGTATGTAAGGGCAGAAATGAAGATACAGCACACATGGAAAAAGGCAAAGAGCCTGCAAACCATTTTCAATGAATGTATGGATATAGACGACATAGACGAGGACATACAGCAGGAATTTAGGCAGATAAGCATATTTGACGGGCAGAAAAGGTGCGGGAATGTTTAAAGATAAAATCAGCAAAGAAGAGGTAAGGGCAAGAATGGCTTTACCGTATGAGATGAAAGTAAGAATGACAGAGCGCAGGCTAAGTGAGTTTATTACATATTATGGGGAAAGCGGCGTAGCAGTTTCTATAAGCGGCGGGCTTGACAGTACAGCGGCAATGCACTTTATCCATGCGAGATACCCAAGAGTAGAGGCAGTAAGCGTACTGGGGATTGAGTGCAGGGATAATATAAAAATGGTTATGAAGATACGGGACGAGTGGGGCGTAAAAGTGAATATTGCAGCGCCCAGAATGACACAAGAGGCAGTGATAAAAGAATTTGGCTACCCAGTAGTAAGCAAGCGGGCAGCTAAGAGCTTGAATTATCTGCAAAACCCTACAGAAGAGAATGCAAACAGCAGGCGCTTAGCACTGACGGGGATAACCAACGAGGGAAAATATGCTAAGTCGTGGGTGCTGGCTAAGAAATGGCGGTTTTTGATAGATGCACCTTTTAAGATTTCTGCCAAGTGCTGCTATTACATGAAAGAAACGGCAGCGGGCAGCTGGGCGAAAGAGAACGGGAAAGCCTCTATAGTTGCGACACTTGTAGAGGAAAGTCAAAGCAGAATGAATGGCTATTGTAAAAAGGGTGGCTGCAATAGCTTTGAGGGCAAGGGAGAAAGCACGCCGTTTTCATTCTGGACGAGGCAGGACATACTACGGTATCTGTATGAGAACAACGTAGAAATAAGTGCAGCATACGGCGAGATAGACAAAGACGAAAACGGGATATATAGGACGACGAAAGCACAGCGGACGGGCTACCCTATATGTATGTTCGGAATGGAGCAGGACGGAACGCCGAACCGTTTCCAGAGAATGTATTACGAAGATAATAGCCGCTGGCAGCAGGCAATTTTTAAATGGGGATATAAAGAGGTTTTAGACTTCTTTATAGAAAATGGTTTTACGAATTATCAGTATTACCCGCAGGAAATATTAGACCAGATGCAGCCAGAGGAAAACAGACAATTAAGTCTATTTGATGAATAGGCGGCAGTAGCCGCCAGTACCAGAGGGCAGCAGGCTAATAGCTGCATCTGGATACCGTAATAAAAATAGCAGTGGTCATACCAGCTAGAGAGTATGTGGACGGTCAACAAGTTTTCTGCGGCTTTTTAATGTGAAAAGCAGCCCACACGGTAAATAACACGCCAGAGAAGGAGTATAGCGGCATGGAAATAGAATTATTTTTAGGAGCTGTAAACGGTTTGAGGATTACGACGGCAGGAAGTGAAACGAAAGAGAGGGCAACACATGGAAGAAAAGACAATACAGCGCATTAAAAAGCTGCAAGCGCTGGCAGAGCGTGGCGTAGGCGGCGAAAAGGAAACGGCGGCAAAGATGCTACAGCGGTTACTTGAAAAGAACGGCATAAGCACGCTGGAAGAGCTTGAAAAGGACGAGGCAGAGTATTTTCTTTTCAGCTACAAGGGAAAGCATGAAATAAAGTTGCTTAAGCAGTGTATGTATAAGGTGCTGGGCTATTCAGACCATACAACATATTACAGAACCAGAGGGACACGGCAGAAAATAGGTATTTACTGCACAAAGGCGCAGCGGATAGAAATAGAGCTGGAATTTGAATTTTATAGAAATGTGTTTTATGAAGAACTGCCAAGTTTTATGAACGCCTTTATTCAAGCACAAGGCATTTTTCCGACAGATGCGCCACATGGAAATAGAGATTTATGCGACTTAAGCGAGGACGAGTTTAGACAGCTGCAAATAGCGGCAGGGATAAAGAAAAGGACACGGGCGGCAATGATTGAGGAAAGAGAGGGCAAACAGAATGAGTGAGGTATACATACGCACACAGAACAAAGAAAAGCTGTATAGGCTGGGCGGTAATTACGCCTGCATAGAGTACGGGGCATATGAGGACGTAAAGAAAAAGAGGGGCGGCGCAGAGGGGAACGAAAAGCGGCACACTATCTGCATTTCTGACGGCTGCTTAGAAGAGATTGCAGAGTATGAGAGTAAAGAGCGCTGCATAGAGGTACTGGACGAGATACAAACAGTATGCGGGCAGTATTTGTATGCAGCAGGCAGTCTGGGGCTGGTAATAGGTAGTGAGGCTATACCGCCTATGGCAGCAGCAGTACCAAGAGTTTACCAGATGCCAGAGAAATAGCATGGCAGAAATTATATTACACCCATGCCACCCAGACTATTGTAAGGAATGTATTTTTTATGGCAGCAGTAATGGCAGCTGCCAGAGTGAGGACTACATACAGAACAGCTATAAAGTAAATTGCGTGTGGCATTACTGCAAATACAAGCGGAAGAGGCACACAGAAAGCGAGGGTATAGACCATGTGGGAAATTGAGCGGACAAGATGCCAGCGCTGCTGCAATTTTCAGCCATACGAGCCAGCAGCGGGACTGCGTGAGGGCTGCACGGCTGATGAATTATACGCAGACGAGGACGGGCAGGAGATTATACCAGAAGTAAACGACGAGATAACAGGCTATATGCAGGAGCTGGGCGAGGGCTGCCCGTACTTCATAGAAAGCCCATATCTAAAAAAGTGAGGGCAGCGCATGGAAGAGAACGACGAGCAGCGCAGGGCGCTTATTCACGAATACTACCAGATATACAGAGCATTACAGAAGAGGCATAGCTTAAGAGAGCATAGCCATTTTGACATATACGGCAATAACCTTATTGAAATCTGGGAGTATGAGGGCGAAAGGAAAGGGCGCTGCATCTGCAAAGTGAAAGAGGATACAGAAATAGCCTGCTACCAGCGGGCAATAGAAATGCTGGAAAACTACAGCGGAAAGGAAATAGTAAGGCATGAAAAGAGAGCAGGATAAAAAGCCAGACTTTTTACGGGACATTAACACGGCGATTATGGAAGAGCTGACAGCGGGCGGCATTAAGGACAATGCAGCAGGGCTGGCAGGGGAGCTGAAAGAGGTTGAAGAGGTTACGGAGCTTTGCGGGCTGCGCTTTAACGGTTATCTGGCAAAGGTTGAAACGCCACGCCCACGGGGGACGCTGGACGAGGTTATAGTAGCCTTTACAGATGCGGTTATCAGTAAGGCAGAGGGGGACATAGCGGGCTTTGAGATTGCGATAGGCAGCAAGGTTTTAGTATCTGGCATAGTGCAGACGCTTAAGGACTTTGAAAGCGGCAGGGTGCTTGTATTCATTCTGGCAGACTTTCTGGCAATGGTTAAAAATCCCATGATGCAGGACGACGTAGCGCTACGGGGCGTTATTGCGCATGAGCCAGTATATAGGACGACACCGAGGGGCAAGCGCATTACGGATATTTCCGTAATGGTTAAAAATGAGCTGACGGGTAACAAGTGCTTTATTCCATGCATCTGCTGGCAAGAGCAGGCAGACGAGGTAGCGGGCTGGCAGCAGGGCGACACGGTAGAACTGCTGGGAAGATACCAGAGCCGCCAGTATGAAAAAGTTATTGATACCGACAGCGGCAGCAGGGAGCGGCGCACAGCTTATGAAATATCGGTACAGCTGATAAACAGAAAGGAGCGGGCGGCTAATGTGTGAATTTTGCGGTAATGCTGCCTGCACGCTGACAAAGCAGCAAGTAGTAGAGCGGGGCGCTATTTTGGAAAGCAACGCATACGGCATTATGAGGCTGGCGACAGAGGAAAGCCCGCAGACATACAGCTTTAAGGACGTGCCAGCGTTTTACAGCTTAAGTGCGCTGATACCAGACGAGGATGAGGAAAGCCCGCACGCATACTTACACTTTGTCTTTGACGAGGACGAGGGGGTAGGCGAGTGCTGGGAAGAGCGGGAAGTAGAAAACCCGCTTGCGTGGCAGACAGAGCAGGAATTTATAGAACGCTTTGAAAGAGGCGGCGCATGACTGACCGTGAAATCTGCCGCAGCTACCATAACGCACGCCATAAGGCACAGCAGATACAGATACTTGCAGAGCTGAACGACATAGACAGTCTGGAAATAATCAAGGCTTTAGTGCGTGGCGGGGAGAGGCTGCCAGACAGCACGGTAAACAAGCTATATAAGAGGCTTGACAAGCTGGAAATGGAGATAAGGGAAAGGGAGCGGGAGTATAAGGCGATTGCGGCGGCACTGAAAGGAGAGGAATAGAGTGAGGACAGTATACATATGCAGCCCGTATAGGGCGGCTGACAGCGCCCAGCTGGATAGAAACATAGATTATGCGCAGGCGCTTACAAAGCAGGCGATAGAGGCGGGATTAGCGCCGATTACGCCACATTTATATATGACGCAGTGCTTAAACGAGGACAAGCCAGAGGAACGGGCGGCAGGCATGGCAGCAGGCTTAACGCTGCTGAAAAGATGCGACTTTGTGATAGTGGGCGTTAAGTACGGGATAAGCGAGGGAATGAGCGCCGAAATAGCGGCGGCAGATGCGGCGGGCATAGAGGTAGTGAACGCAGACAAGCTGCGCTATAAGCTGGAACATGACCGCAGGGCGTGGCTGGAAGAGTACGCAAAGCTGCACGTCTGCGAGTTTTGCAGGGGCAGCAGGCTACACACTTGCACGGGCTACCGCTGCCAGCAGCCCTACAGAGAGGCTTATAGGTATGCAGAGGCACATTTTACAAGTGGATAAAGGAAAAAGCCCCTACGGTACGGGAATACCATAGGGGCTAAGCTATACAGCTTTTACAACCTAAACCCAGTATATCACTGTATGGCGAAAATATCAAGCAAAATACGGGCAAAGCGCCTGCTTTATCACTTGATAAAAGTATTAGCTTTAGGACAAGGATAGCCAAAAAGGAGTAAAAAATATGCCATACGTTGAGAGGATTACAAGGGCGGGTAAAACCATAGAGGTAGAGCGCTATTTTACGAGCAGATATAAAAAGCAGGGGATAAAGAGGGGGGATAAGGTTAAGCCCACCACAGAGCAGCAGGAGAAAATAAACACAAGGCAGGCAGAAAGAAAGCTGCGTATTCTGATAAATGCAAATTATGGATATGGCGACTATCATTTAGTGCTGGACTACATACGGAAAAAGGGAGAGCCAGACAGAACCAGAGAGCAGATGCGCAAAGACATAGATATATTTCTGCGGGAGTGCCGCAAGGAGTATAAAAAGGCTGGGCTAGAGTTTAAATACATACACGTAATGGAGATAGGCAAGAAAGGTGCAAGGCATCATCACTTAGTCATAAATAAGATTGATACAAAGATATTGCAGCAGTGCTGGTACAAGGCGTATGAGGGGCATAACAGAATAAAAGTGTTTCCTCTGGACGACAGCGGGAACTATGCGGAGCTGGCAGCATATTTGATTAAATACACAGACACGCACAGAAAGGCAGAGGACGGGGCGCTACAAGGCAAGCGCTGGAACAGTAGCAGGAATTTAGTAAGACCAGAGCCAGAGATACGGATAATTTCAAGCCGTGAATGGTTTAAGGCAGAGGCAAGACCGATAAAGGGTTACTACGTAGACAAGGACAGCGTAAGCAAGGGAGTACATAGCCCGGAGTATTACGGGTACGGCTATTTCAGATATACGCTAATCAAATTAGAGAAAGAGGGTGGATAAGATGCAGGCAGGCAAGGTTATAGGGATTGTGGCGGCAGCAGGCGCAGTGCTTTTGAGTTTAGGGCTGGCAACAGTAGGGGCGCTGGCGGTAGCGGTACAGCACGCAAGCGAGGATATGAGGCAGAGGCTTATATACTGGTTATTCCAGAGAGGCAAGAACTGTAAGCACTGCTGCCTATGGTGCGAGTATTACGACCTATGCAGGGCAGACGTGCTGGCGCAGAACGAAAGAGAGGAAAACCACGGAAAGGAGAGAGCGGGAACATGAGAAACTTTAGGCTGGACGACGAGAGCGGACACCAAGAGGCGCTATTTAGCTGGGCGGCATACCAGCAAGGGCGTATGCCGGAATTAGAGTATCTGCATCATGTACCAAACGGCGGCAAAAGGGACAAGACTACAGCCACGGCGCTTAAGAGGCAGGGCGTTAAGGCAGGAGTGCCAGATATTGTGCTACCAGCAGTACGGGCAGGATACCACGGGCTATACATAGAGCTTAAGGCTGGAAAGAATACCACAACGAACAATCAGAAACGCTGGTTAGAGTATCTGCGGCAGCAGGGATATTATACGGCAGTGTGCTACAGCTGGCAGGCGGCAGCAGAACTGATAGAAACGTATTTACTGCATACAGCGGCGCTGGGAGAGGCAGGGCAGACATGGGGAAAGAAGTAAGCTGTAAAATCTATGAGCTATGCGGCAGGGATTGTACGCATTGTACAGCGGAAGAGGCAAAGAAAAAGGCAAAGAAGATGCAGCCGAGAAAAACGACTATTTTCGAGGGAGCGCAGGCAGAAAAGCTGGCAGCAAAAGGAATAAAAAACTATGACACCTATAAATGCCCTATCTGTAATTGGATTGTGGCAGATAGGAGCGTTTTAGGTATCAGAATATCAAACTATTGCGAGAAATGCGGGCAGGCATTGGATACAGAAATCACGAAAGAGCAGAACACATAAAGAGCTGATGCGCTAGAGGCGGCGCAGAAAGAGAGGTAGAGAATGAAAACAATAAGCATTTTGAACTTAAAGGGCGGTGTAGCCAAGACATTTACAGCGGCAAATATGGCGTATGAGCTTTACCGCAGGGGCTACAAAGTCCTGCTGCTGGATAATGACAAGCAGGGGAACTTAAGCAAGGCATACGGCAGATACGACGCAGAGAGCATAGCGCCGATAACAAAGCTGCTTAGTGGGGAATGGTTGAACCCAGAGGAAATAATACAGCATACGGATTATGAGGGAATAGACATTATCACGGCGAATATGTCACTTTTCGGCGCTACATGGAATTTAACCAGAGAGGAAAGCGAAAACCAGCTATTAAGGTATGAGCAGCTGGGAAAAGCAAAAATAGAATATTACGGAGATTGCACCGTATGGGGCAAATACGATTATTGCATAATAGATAATCCGCCAGACATAGGGCTTAACGTCTTAAATGCGCTGGCAATCACGGACGAGGTTATAGTACCCGTAAAGCTGGATAATTATGCTTTAGAGGGGCTGGACATTGTGGCAGAGCAGATAGAGGATATAAAGGCATTTAACCCAGCAATCAGACTGGCAGGCGTTCTGGTTACGTCATACCAGAATACGGACGGGGAGAGCGCAGCCGTGGAGTGGCTGGAAGAGCAGGGCAAGTATAACATTCTGGGGATTATCAGATATTCCAAGAAAGTGGCGGAACACTCTTTTAAGCATATGTCAATTTATGAGTATAGCCCGTGCTGCGGGGCGGCGCAGGGATACAAGAAATTTGTGACAGCATATACAGGGAAAGCGAGGTAAGAAGAATGGCGGCAATAAAAACAGCGTTACGTTCCTGCCGATACTGCACGCATAGAAAAATGGCAATATCCAGTATGTGTTACTATTGCGCAAATGTAAGAAGTGAACACTATTTAGAAAAAATTGTAGATGATACGGAAATGAAAATATGCAAAGGCGGGAACGCAAAGAAAGCGAGGTAAAGAATATGGCAAAATATGGTATAAAAGACATTTTGAACGAAAAGACAAAGGCAGCGGGAGCGCCTGCGGCGACAGAGGGATACAAAGAGATTTATTTAAGCCCATATGAGGTAAAGGCAGCGCCAGAGAACACGCATCAGAACTTAGAGAACATAGAGGAACTGGCAGACAGCTTTTTACACGTAGGGCAGGAGCAGCCCACGGTTTTAGCAAGGATAAAGGGCGAGTATTTTATAATCGACGGGCATAGACGCAACGCCGCAAATATTCTGAATTTGGAGCGGGGACACAAAGAGTATGAAAAAGTGCTTTACCGCTATATGGATATGAGTGAGGCAATGTATGAGCTGCGGCTACTGGCTGGCAACGGATATACGCAGCCGCTTACGGCATATGAGAAAACCAGATTAGTAGAGCGCACCAAAGCGGCGCTGATGCGGGCAAAGGAAGAGGATGGGCTAGAGATACAAGGCAAAATGCGTGATTTAATAGCCGTTATGCTGAATGAGAGCAGCACAAACGTAGCCAGAATGGAGAGCATAAACAATAACGCCACGCCAGAGGTTAAGGAGCAGCTTAAGAGCGGCAATATGGGTATCACTGCTGCGTATGAGGCTGCAAAGCTGCCGCCAGAAGAGCAGAAAGCTATTGCTGATAAAGTGGCAGCAGGCGAGGACATAAGGGCAAAGGAGATAGCCGCAAAGGTGGCAGAGAAAACAGCCGCCAAAGCTGCCGAGGACGCAGAGCAGGCGCAGCGGGATTATGAAAAGCAGCAGGAAGAGAGCGACAAGGAGATAGAAAAGGCAGAGCGCAAGCGGGAAGAGGCAGAGGAAAAGGCAAAAGAGGCAGAATTAGCCGCCCAGCACGCAAAGGTACTGCGGGAGTGGGTAAAGGAGAGCGTAAGCGCCGCCACGAAAGCCGCCGCAGATGCCGTGCTAAAGGTGTCCGAAACGGACACGCCGCAAAAGGACTGGAATAATACGGAGTGGGTAGTATTTACTGCAAGGGAGATTATGCAGCAGGCAGACAAGGTAAGCGAGGACGATTTATATTTACTGCATGAAATTATGATACGCTGCCAGACAGAGCAGCAGGACGCAGCGGGGGGGCAGAACAGATAGCGGGGCAAATAAGCATTGAGGACTACCAGAAAGGCGGGCAGTAGGCATGGACGGGCTGATAATCAAAGAAAAGTGGTTAAGGCTGATTTTAAGCGGCTTGAAAAGCTGGGAAATACGGGGCAGCAGGACAAATAAGAGAGGCACAATTTATTTAATCCAAAGTGGCAGCAGTCACATTATGGGACAAGTGGATATTGTAGACTGCATAGAGCTTACAAAAGAGAGGTACGAGGAAAACAGAGGAAAGCACTGTATAGAGGCGGGCTGGGAAAGCCTGCCTTACAGTGTTCCTTACGCATGGGTACTTGAAAATTGTGTGCAGTACCAAAAGCCAATACCGTATAAGCACCCACAAGGGGCGGTTATCTGGGTAAAAGGTATAGCACGGGAAAGCGAGGTAAAACAGAATGAAGTATAGGCAGTGGAAAAAGAATTATAAAAAACTGCATGGAGTAAACCCGCCTTTAGAACTGGATAAGCGCAAGCAGCGCAGGCTTGCGAAAAAGGCAATCAAGCAAATAGACACTGTAAGCATTGTGGAAGTAGCAAACAGAGCGGCAGAGGTACTTACAAACGCTTTAGCGTCTTTTATGCGGGGGCTGGGCGGGGCTTTTGATGCGGCAGGGACGGAAAGCAGGAATATTGCAGACAATGTGCAGCCGATAGAGATTAAGGGGCGTGTATTCAGCTGGCAAGTGAGGGAATACGGCAGCAGTCATTATGCAGTGTATGAGATAAACGCACTGGGCGGCGTTGACGAGCTTAGAGCCGTTACATATAGCCAAAAGGCGGCAGAAAAGATAGCGGAGATATTAGAGAGTGACCATTTAGAGCATATAAGGCAGACAAGCCCAGATAGGATACAGCGCAGGAGTGATGCGGCAGACAGCCTGCGGGCAGCAGTTATTACAGCGTATGAAAGCGGGGCGTTTGCGAGTGACTAATATTTTACTGATAATTGTTATTCTGCTGCTGGTAGACATTTACGGGCAGCTTAAGAAACTGAATGAAAGGCAGGGCAAGGAAGATGCAGGAAACAACGATTGAAGTAACGCCAGAGGTAGAGCAGCTGATACAGAAAGCGGCACGGGCAGCAGTAGCCGAGTACAAGCGGCAGGAAGAAAAAGAGCGCAAGCGTGATAAGTACCACAATACTTTTACGCTTATGAAATGCTACCGTGATGCCGCTTTCCATATCGAGAACGCCATAAGTGACGGCGAGCAGTTAGAGCTTAAAGGAATGACCGACGAGCAGCAGAGGACGTACTTAGAGAGTGTGAGGCGCAGCCGCTTTAAAACTCTGATTATGACAGCGCACATAGACAAGGCGGTAGAAGAGATAGAGCATAGGCGCAGGGCAGCGGGCAGGGAAATAGAGTATAGGGCTTTTGAGTTGTATTTTATGCAGGGCTGGGACTATGAGGCAATAGCAGAGAAACTGGGGACGGGGAAGAACACGCCGAGGCGCTGGGTAACTGGCATAATCAATGAGCTATCGGTACTGTTATGGGGCATAGACGAGGATAAGCTAAAATAGCAGGCTGGCAGCAGGCGTGGTAATAACGTGGTAAAATCGTGGTGTTTACATGGGAATTTGAAAGCTGTATAATGGTAACATGAAAAGAGTAGGCGATAGCTTAGACCGCAGCAGGCGGCAGCAGTAGCCTACTCTTTTTTGTTTTCATTCTATGCCTCCACCAAGCGCATGAAACTTAGGGCGCTGGGAATACAAAGGGAAAGGAGCGGGGACGGTATGAAAGCATGGGCAAAAAGTTTCTATCTATCGGCGGCATGGGAGAATACCAGAGCCGCTTACTTAATGTCACAAGATTATATATGCGAGCGCTGCGGAGAGCCTGCAAAGGTGGCACACCACAAGCGCTACATTACACGGGCAAACATTGACGACGCAAACATAACGCTTAACTGGGATAACCTAGAGGCGCTGTGCCAAGACTGCCACAACAAAGAGCATCATAAGCGAGCGCCAAAGCTGCGGTATGGATTTGACGCAGACGGGCGCATAGTCCCCCCTATTCAAAAAAATAATTAAAGGGGGAAGATACCGAGGGGGATACCCTAAAATTACCCTACGGGCGTGCGCATACGTGGTGTAGGGGGTGTGGTGGGGCGCAGGAGAGGAAAGCGGGGCAAAAGGAATGGCGACAAAGACGGAAAAGACAAAAGAGCAGAGAATTAAGTCCGAGAAAAGCAGACTTAAGAAAATTTTCAAGGACTTAGACGAGAATAAGAAAAACTTAGTAACGCCGCTGATAGAAAAGGCTGCATTTATGAGCGTGGAGCTTGACGACTTGCAGGAAATCATAGAGCAGGACGGCTGGACGAGCGAGTACAAGAACGGCGAGAACCAGTACGGGACAAAGAAAAGCCCAGAGGCAGACACGTACATAGCGTTAAGCAAGAATTACGCAGCAGTCATTAAGCAGCTGACCGACTTAGTACCAGCTGCGAAACGAAAGAAAAGCAGGCTAGAGGCGCTGCGGGACGAGTAGGCGCAGATGCCGTATAGAAACTATATCTATGAGTACCACGCTAAGATTACAAGCGGCGAAATTGTAGCGGGAAAATGGATAAAGGAAATCTATAAAATCATTGTGGGCGGGCTGGAAAAGCAGGAGTATTTTTTTAATGCAAAGGCGGCAAACAAAGCTATAAAGTTTATAGAAAATTTCTGCCACCACAGCAAGGGGCGTAATGATTTAATCAAACTGGAACTATGGCAGAAAGCCATAGTTTCTATCATTTTTGGCATACAAGACGAAGAAAAAACACGCATTTTCCGTGAGATTTTTATAGTAATTGGCAGGAAAAACGGAAAGAGCTTGTTTGCATCTGCGATTATTGCATACATGGTATACCTAGAGCCAGAGTACGGGCAGGAAATCTATTGCTTAGCGCCGAAATTAGACCAGGCAACGCTTGTGTATGACGGTTTTTATAAAATGGTGCAGGCAGAGGACGAGCTAAACGAGCTGGCGAAAAAGCGGCGCAGCGATATTTACTATGAGGAAACAAACAGCTTTGTAAAGCCTATTGCATTTAACGCCAAGAAGTCTGACGGATTTAACCCGCAGCTGGTGGTATGTGACGAAATGGCGGCATGGAGCGGCGACGCAGGGCTAAAGCAGTATGAGGTTATGAAGTCTGCTTTAGGCGCACGCCGCCAGCCTATGATTTTGTCTATCAGTACCGCAGGCTATATAAACGACAGTATTTATGATGAGCTGATGAAACGCAGCACCAGCTTTTTAAAGGGCAACAGCAAGGAAAGGCGGCTTTTGCCGTTCCTTTACATGATAGACGACGTGGAAAAGTGGAACGATATAGAAGAGCTTAAGAAAGCTAACCCAAACATGGGCGTATCTGTAAAAGAGAGCTTTTTCACGGACGAGATAGCAGTAGCAGAAAACAGCTTAAGCAAGCGGGCAGAATTTTTAACAAAATACTGCAATATCAAGCAGAACAGCTCTGTAGCGTGGCTGGAATATGCGACGGTGGACGGCGCAGGCGTTGAAAAGACCTTAGAGGACTTTAGGGACTGCTACGCCGTGGGCGGCATAGACTTAAGCCAGACAACGGACTTGACCGCAGCAAGCGTGGTAATTGAAAGGGACGGCGTGCTTTATGCGTTCACTCAATTCTTTATGCCACGGGGCAGGGTGGAAACCTTGCAGGCTACGGACGGCGTGCCGTATGACATATTTGTTAAAAAGGGGCTGATAACCTTAAGCGGCGACAACTACGTAGACTACCACGACGTATACGCATGGTTTACGGGGCTGGTGGAAAATTACGGCATTTATATACTCAAAATAGGGTATGACCGATACATGGCAAAATATCTGATAGAGGAATTGAAAGACTATGGTTTCCAGACAGACGACGTGCATCAAGGGGAAAACTTAACGCCAGTCATACGGGAGTTTGAGGGCATCATAAAAGACGGAAATTTCAAGATTGCAGACAATAATTTGCTAAAGACACATTTCTTGAATGTTGCGCTTAAGCACAACATGGAAACAAGGAAATTTAGACCGATAAAGATAGAGCAGCGGGCGCATATCGACGGCTTTGTATCCGTCATAGACGCTATGACGGTAAGACAAAAATACTGGGAAGAGTGCGGCGAGCTGCTTAAAAATGCCGCATAGAAAGGAGAGTGGACGTTATCAAATTCTTAGATTATCTTTTTCACAAAAAAGAATTAAAAGCACTGGGAAATTATTTCAAGATGCTTAACGGGTACAGCCCTACATTTACCAGCTATAGCGGCGGCGTATATGAAATGGACTTAACCAGAACGGCAATAAACAGCTTTGCAACGCATTGCAGCAAGCTAAAGCCAGAGATAGAGGGCAGCGCATTAAAGCGGCTGGAAAAGACGCTACAGTACAAACCTAACTATTTCATGGATACTACAAAATTCATAAAAAGGCTGGCGACCTATGTAGCGGTGGAACACACCGCTTTTATTGTGCCTATCGAGGACGAGAACGGGACGCTTTGCGGCTGGTATCCATTGCGAGCGGAACGGTGCGAGGTAAGGGAAGTAAACGGCGGCATATATCTACGCTATCTTTTTGCAAATGGCGAGTATGGCGCTATTGAATTTGAAAAGGTGGGGATACTGACAGACTTTGAATATAAAGACGACCTTTTCGGAGAGGACAACAGCACGCTACAGCCAACAATGCAGCTGATACATACGCAGAATGAGGGCATTATAAATGCCGTCAAAAATTCTGCAAATATACGTTTTCTGGCAAAGGTGGCAAATATGCTGAAGCCAGAGGACATAAAAAAAGAGCGGCAGAGGTTTACAGAGGAAAACTTAAGCGCAGAGAATGACAGTGGCATGATTATTTACGACAATAAATTCAGCGAGCTTAAGCAAGTGGAAAGCAAGCCATACACGCCAAACGCTTTGCAGATGCAGCTTATACAAGACAATGTATGTACGCATTTTGGTACAAACATGGATATTCTGCAAAACAAATTCAATGAGGAAACGTGGAACGCCTACTATGAGGGAAAGATAGAACAGTTTGCAATACAGCTATCGCTTGTAATGACAAACATGAGCTTTACCGAGAGGGAGAGGGCGTGCGGTAACGCTATTACGTTTTCGGCTAACCGCCTGCAATATGCCAGCAACGCAACAAAGCTGCAAGTAAGCACGCAGCTTTTTGACCGTGCATTATTGAACCGTAACGGCGTGATGGATATATGGAACATGGCGCACGTTGAGGACGGCGACAAGTATTATATCCGCAAGGAATACACGGAAGTAAGCCAGCTGGGTAAGGGAGAGGAAAAGCCGCAGATAATCATACAGCAGATGCCGCAGGAGAGCGGCAAGGGGCAGCAGGCGGGAGAACCAGCAGGGGACGGACAGACGCAGGAAACACAGACAGAGCCGCCGCAGGACGGCAGCGGGCAGAAAGAGGGTGTAAAAGATGCCGATTAAGAAAGAACGGGAATATAGGACGCTGGCAGCACCGCTGACCGCTGGGGCTGCCGAAAAGCGGATACAGACGGATTTTTACGTAGAGGGATACGCCACCACGTTTAACGTGCCGTATCTGCTTTATGAGTTTGAGGACGGCACGAAGTATTACGAAAGAATAGACGCACACGCACTGGACGGCGCAGACATGAGCGACGTTATCATGCAGTACGACCATGAGGGCAGGGTATTTGCAAGACAGTCAAATAAAACGCTTATCTTAGAGCCAGACACAAAGGGGCTTATGATAGCAGCCGATTTAGGCAGGACAGACTTAGCCCGTGGGCTGTACCAAGACATAGAGGCAGGCATGATAACTAAAATGTCATGGGCATTTACAGTGGCAGAGGAAAGCTACGAAAGAGCCACGCACACCAGAACAATATTAAAAATCAAAAAGGTTTATGACGTATCCGCAGTAAGCATACCAGCAAACGGCGATACGGAAATAAGCGCCCGTGCTTTTGCACATAGGAGTTATGAGCAGGAGCGGCAGGAGTTGCTACAGCGGCGTATAAATTTACTAAAGATTATGGCAAGCCTATAAGAAAATCAAAACCAGAAAAGGAGAGCAGAAACAATGAGATTGAAAGAGATTGAGGCAAGGTTAGCCCAGATTAAGCAGGAGCTTACCACAAGGGCGGCAGAACTGACAGCGGCAGAAATTGAGGCGCTGGAAAAAGAGGTAGAGGCATTGCAGGAAGAGCGGGCGGCATTGCAGGCGGCGGCAGAAAGGCGTAGCGCCTTGCTTGCCAGAATTGCGGCAGGCGAACCCGTAGGCGACGAGGGCGAGGGCAGCGGTACGCAGCCTACGTTACTTAGGAGTTTTGCGGGGGCAGGAGGCGCACAGCCGCAGGCGAAAGAGCCAGAGGACAGATACGACACGGTAGCATACCGAAAAGCATTTATGAATTATGTATGCAGGGGTGCAGCAATCCCCGCAGAGTTTAGGGCTGCGGAAACGACCACGACGGCAGACAGTGGGGCGGTTATCCCTACGTCCATTATGAATGAAATCATTCAGAAATTGGAAAGCTACGGCAGCATTTATGCACAGGTGCGTAAAATCAATGTGCAGGGCGGCGTAGCAATCCCTATTGCCGACTTAAAGCCTACAGCGCACTGGATTGCAGAGGAAGAGAGCAGCGACGACCAGAAAGCCGGCGCCAAAAATTCCGTGACATTCAATTACTACGGCTTAGAGTGCAAGATTTCCCAGAGCATCTTAGCAAACGTGGTTACGCTGAAAATGTTCACGGATTTATTTATCCCTATGGCAACAGAGGCAATGGTTAAGGCTATTGAGATTGCCATTTTCAACGGCACGGGCGAGGGGCAGCCGCTGGGCGTTCTGAAAGATGCAAGAGTGCTGGCAGTGGTGGAGCTGACAGAAGAGGAATACGCAAGCTGGAAAGGCTGGCACAAGGTAAAAGGCAAGATTAAGAAAGCCTACAGAAACGGCAGCTTTATTATGAACCAGTCCACCTTTGACGTTGGCATTGACGGCATGGAAGATAAGAACGGGCAGCCGATAGGACGCACGAACTACGGCATCAACGGAGAGGAAAGCTACCGCTTTATGGGTAAGACGGTGGAAACGGTAGAGGACGAGGTTTTACCGAGCTGGGACGACGCAGCAGCAGGCGACGTGTTCGCAGTGTTTATGAAACTGTCCGACTATGTAATTAACACCAACATGGAAATGCAGGTAACAAAGTGGACTGACCACGACAACAACAAGATTAAAAATAAGTGCTTAATGGTGGTGGACGGCAAGGCGGCAGACACAAACGGCATTATTCTTATCAAAAAGGCAATCAAGGCAGTGTAATAAAAAAATACGGCGGCTGGCGTGCCTGCGCTGGCTGCCAGAAACGAGGTAAAGGGCATGAAAGGACATTTAGGCGCAGAGCAGCTGAAAAGCATGGATTATAAGAGCTTGCAGGTTTTGGCAAAGGATATGGGCGTAAGCGCTACTGGAAAAGCAGAGGATATTATAGCCAGAATTGCAGCAGTAGAGGTAGACGTACCAGAAGAGAGCCAGCTTACGGAAGAGGAAAAGGCGGCGGTAGAGGCGGCACGGCAGGAAGAGGAACGGGCAGCAGAGGCAGTAGCCAGAGAGCAGGCAGAGGCGGCGCAGGCTGCGAAAGAGGCAGAGGAAAAAGCGGCAGCCGAGCAGAAAGCCAGAGAAGAGGCAGAGGCGGCAGAGGGGCTGGTTAAGGTAAAAGCTACTACAAGGTTTTTAGACAAGCAGCTTAACCAGATTAAGGACGCAGGAGAGGCTTACAGCGTAAGCAGGGGACGTGCGGCGGAGCTGGCGGCAGCAGGCGTGGCAGAAATCGTGGGATAACAGAAAGAGGGTGCAGGATATGGCGGCAGATGCCACCACATTAACAGAGAAAATGCGGGCGGCGCTGCGTATCAGCAGCACCAGCGACAAGATAACGGCAGAAATAGAGGACTGTATAGCCGCCTGCAAAGCTGACCTTGCGAACGACGGCATAAAAGCCATTGACGAGGGCGACGCACTGATTATAAGGGCGGTAACTCTTTACTGTAAGGCAGAATTTGGCTATAACGACAAAGCGGAGAAGTTTAGGCAGTCATACGACACGCTGAAAATGCGGCTTGCTTTGTCGCAGGAGTACAACACAGCGCCGCCCGTGTCCGAAACGGACACCGAGGGCGCAGAAAGCGGG